CCGTTACCGCCCTGATCCCTCCTTTGTTTTCGGTAAATGGAAGCCTAACTCCCGCCGCTCTGCTCCCATTGGATTGTCTGCAGTTACTCCCGTTGTTTTCCCAACTATCGGACCTTCCCTCTGCTGATTTTCTTGCTGATGCTGTTTCTCTGCCTTCACTTGAGTTTCCTTCCCCTTTGTCTAGTTTCCCTCGGTCCCAACTTCGTTCTTCGGTTCTTTCTGTGGCACATCACTTTGACATTCCTGCTTCGCGTGAGGACAGGGAAATTCACCATCCTATCTTTGGCATGTCGTCTTTGTTTCAAGATGATTCTTCTAAGGTGCCTTTGGTTTTACAGGATCTTGCTTTTGTCCAGCAAATGTTTCCTCATCAGCGTGCCTCTGATCCCAGTCTTTTTGCTGCTACTCTTGCCAAGCGTCTTATTCTTTCCTCTCACACAGCCAATCTGATTGCTCTTGACCGTTCTTCGGACCAGGCGGCTGAATTTGCGTCTGCTTTTCTTGCATTGCTCGGTCTCACTTTAGCCGACCGTGTTCCTTTCGATCCTGAGCTTTTCCATCAGTGCACCATCTTGGCGGAGAAAAAGAAGTTGGAGAAGGGCAGTGCTGTTCTTTCCAACAATGATTGGCGCGCTTGTCCTGATCCTGTTAAGGATTTTGCTGAGTTCATTGAGGTTTTTATGAAAACTCAGGTCAAGGCTAAAGAGGAGACTATCAATATTGCTGGTAAAGCTGGCCAGACTCTTGCTCTCTTTTATGACCAAATTTTAATGGAACTCGGACCTTGGGCCCGTTATCTTTCCATCAAGGTCAGAGAATTGCTTCCTTCTTCAGTTTTCTGGCATAATGGCACTACTCTTGATGATCTTAATTCTTTTGTTGTTGATAATTGGGAGGATCGTGATAGCACTACTGCTGATGGTACTTTTTTCGATTATTGGCAAGGCGCTCCTGGTTTGCTCATGGAACAACTCATTTTCACTACTTTTTCCATGCCTGAGCATCTCATGCGCCGTTACATTGAAACCAAGGTTAACACTTGGTGTTTCCTTGGTCCTCTTTCCATTATGCGTCTCACTGGTGAGTGGTTTACTTTGGATGGTAACACTTATTACAATCTTGCCGATTTTTGTGTTCGTCATCCTGACGCTGCGCGTCG